CTTCCACCAAGCCAATGGACGACTAAGATTTGTGTTAACTGCCAATGTGCAAGTGGGTAGCTCACGTTTTAGCCATTCACAGATTGGAATAAAGTTACGCCATGCTGTGGGCTCACCGCCACTAAAGAAAAACTTAAAGTGTGCGTAGCCAGCAGCCTTGTACTTGGTAATGATAGCATCCAAGTTGAAAAGATATGAGCCCAAGTTACCATTATTGGGAGTGACTCCACTCCAGTTGCCAGGGTTGCAATAACTGCATTTGAAATTACAGTAATTGTTTACTTGCCATGTCACGGCAATGTATTTGTTTTTAGTGGTAATAGCAATTAAGTCTTTAGCCATTCGTATACCTCTTTTAATTCTGGAATAGTTTCCAGTATGTTTTCTTTTCTCAGTTTGTCAATTTCATTGTTGTAGGCCACGAATTCTTCTATGCCTCCCCTGTTCTCTTGTCCAGGCCTTAAATTATATATGATCATTTTAAAGCTGTTGGCAATTGTGGGATTACTGGCATACTTGTGTACCGATTGACTGTACCTATCAATCAGTTTGATCTTGATGTGATCTGGCAATATCATTGTGTTGGCCCACCAAGGATTGGTCAACAGATTAAATCTCGGCTCTGTTATTTTATCCACAATGACCAAACATTTGTCCACTAATTCGTCAAAGAAGTCTGCAAAGGTAAACACATTCCAAATGCTAATTGTGGGAGTAATATGTAGTTGTGCATGTGGTACCGCAACTTTTAATTTACGTATGTTCATTACAATTTTCTTCCAGTCAGTGCCCTTACGCATTAACTCTGCACCCTCGTTACTTGCATCCAAACTGGCCCATATCTTTAGATTGGGAAACTTGCGCCAATATTCTAATAGGTCTTTATCTTTGTATTTGAGTACACTGAAATTAGTTGTGTAGGTCAACTCCACTTGTTCAGTTAGATCATTTTCAATCCAGTAGTCTAAACATTCGTAGTGCTCGGGAGTGATAATAATTTCTCCTCCGGCAAAATAAACTTCCGTTACATCTTTTAGATAAGGTTTGAGTTTGGTCATAAACACTTGATCCTCGTTGCTGTTAACAACAATGGATTTGATGCCAAAATGCTTTTCCAAATGGTCAGCGCCCTTGCGCTTAATGTGTTCTTCTGCCCATTGACTACTGCAACCTGGACCACAACTGCGACACTTCATGTTACATAGATTACTAAAACGCAGATCCATATAGCGCATTTCAAAATTATCAATACTGCCATCTTGATTGGTGGCTTCGATCATGTCAACGTATTCAAACCCCCTGCGAGTGTTGTGGCTTTGTCGCATGGTCCAAGTGCCCATCAACTCCAAATCATAACAACGTTTACATTCTGCACTGGGCTCGTCATTGAGCATGGCTAGGCGTAGCCTTTTAAAATCCTCACTGTTCATCATTTCTATGATGGACTCATCCTTGTTGATCTTGGCCACGGGCTTGTCACTGTCGGCAATACAACAGGGCATGACGTTGCCATTGGGCCAAGAATGAAAATGCACCCATGGTAATACACAGAAGTGTTTGCTTTCTTTTATTAGGTGTTTGGCATCTATCATATTATTCCTCTAAATCTTGTAATCTTTTTAATTCTGGAAATGTCTTAAAAAAATCTTCATTACGTAATCTGTCCTGAGATCTAGTGTGTTTAAAAAACGTATCTTTGTTGTCTTTCCATATATTATCTTGGTCGGCAAAACTCACAGCATCATTTATTAGTCTACTTAATCCGGCAAAGTTAGTACCGTGACTTTGTACAAGATTTTGTGCAGATTTTTTGGCCAATTGTTTTAATTCTTTTGGTAAACTTTTTGCTGAATAATGGCTGGGATTTACAGTTAGATATAAACTGTTATACCAATCGTCAGTTCTAACAATGTTTTTACTTTTTAAATAATTGTAAAATTCAGCAAGCGTGGGATAATTGAACAAACTGAACACTGTATTAATTTGAAACTCCACATAATCCAAATCACGGAATGTTAAAAGATTGCTTTCAACCTTGCCCCAATCAGTGCCATGTCTTATCCATTCTGCTCGTTCACCATAATGGTCAATGCTACAGCTTAATTCAATTTTTTTAAAATGTTTCCATAATTCTAATATGTTATGACTCTTATATTTGATAGTACTTGCATTTGTATTATATCTAAGAACAGTATCAGTTCTACCTTTTCTAATCATCTCTTCTAATATAATATAATGCTCTTCTGTGATTAAGGGTTCGCCGCCTGCAAAGTAGGCCAAATCAATATGTTCAACATGATCCAACACTTCATTCAACAGATCTCCCTTGTGATCATCAGCATGGATCACAATTGGTTTAGTTTTATCATAGTGTCTATCTTCGGCGGCCCATTGACTGCTAAATTCACTACCGCATGTTCTACATTTGAAGTTGCAAATATTACTGAAACGAATATCAAAATAATGCATTTTAAATTCAGGCACAGTGCCATCTTCCAGTGTGGTAGGAACCAACTCATCAAACCTTCTGGCCCAATGATCTTTGCTGTATGTTCTAAAACTGTATGGGCCTGCTTGTTCATGCTTGTAACAAAAATCACAAATTTCACTCTTTACATCATTAAGCATGTTCAGCCGCAACTGCTTCATCTTATCATTGTTGAATGCATGTTCCAACGAAGTTGTTTTTGTATTACCAAATGGAGTAGAGTAATTATTAGAACAGCAGGGATAAATGTCGCCCTTGGGAGTGACATTTAAATGCATCCATGGAAACATACAAAATATTTTACTTTCATTTAACAGATAGTCTTTGTTCATAATAGTCCTGACAGTTCAGGAAAAGTTTTACAGAAATCTTCTTCGCGTAACGCATCCAAACGAATGGTTTCTTGTTTGAACATGGCCTTGTGTGCATCCCACAGATCCTCGCTTTCAATCCAAGGAATAATACTGCTGACTTCATTAACTGAATGTTCAGTAAAGCTCATCATACGCATATTGGCGGCTAGTCTACGAATACGATCAACTCCCATTGTTTTATAACTTTTTGGCAGTATAAGTGGACTCAAGTATGTGGGACTGGTCATTTTATAAACGCTGTTGGTGAATTTCTCAGGTGTGTACATGCCTTGATCAAACAGATATTGATAAAATGTATCAAATGTCATGAAGTTGTAGATGCTTAATACTGTGTTGATACCCAATATGAGATTGGGCACAGTTTGCAATTTCTTATAGTTCTCTTCGACTTCGGCCCAAACTGTGCCATTTCTAATATACTCTGCACGTTTGCCAACATGATCCACACTGGCACCTATGGTAATAGGCAGAGTGAACCTACTCCATAAATCCAAAAGGTCTTTATTTTTATATTTCAAATTACTGATGTTGGTGTTGTACATCAAGCCAATGTCAGTGCGGCCTTGTCTAATCATTTCCTCTAACATTATATAATGTTCTTCAGTGATCAAGGGCTCGCCGCCGGCAAAATAAGCAGTTTGAATATTGGGTATTTGATCCAATACCTGTTGTAGAAACTCTTTGTTATTGTTTTTAATTTTAGGAGCAGTGCTATGGATACGTATCTTTTTATTTTCCATCTCCCATTGACTGCTGAATGTCTCGTTACATGTACGGCATTTGAAATTGCAAATATTGCTAAAGCGAATATCAAAGTACTTCATCTTGAACTCTTGCAGTGATCCATCTGTGTTGGTCAGCGGCACTAGATCATCATAGAACTTGCCGTAGTCTCGATTGACTGTTGTTCTAAAACTGCTAATGCCATGTTCTTCATGTTTGTAGCAGGTGGCACATGCACCGGACGGTGTTCCAGATAGCATGTTCAATCTCAGCTGGTTCATCTTATCAGAGTTTACAATTTCCATTAGGCTGTTGACTCTAGAGTCACCTACAATAAATGCAGGATCTGAAATACAGCATGGTTGGGCTTCACCCATGGGCGTGGTGTTTATATGCATCCAAGGCAGCATACAAAAGGAGCTGTTATTAATAATAGTTTCTTTATCCATTTAATATTTTGAATTGTTCGTTTAACCAGTTACGGTCGTTAATCTTATTAAGATCGTCAGGGTGTTCGTCCACAAAGTCAATGGCATGGTATGCGCCAGCTATTGCGTACTTGCCGTATTCTCGATTCAGACCTGTTGATTTCCAGACATACAATCTCTTTAAGTTTTCCTCAGTGCCTGATGCATACAGTTTAACACATTCCCTAAATGCACTGCGCCAAACAGTTTCTGCATCCACATTGAATCGGTTGATGTTGCTGACAGTTTCCAATACCTTCAATTTGGTATTAATTGTTGTGGAAAAATCCAGTGTGGTCCAGTCCACTGCATCTAACACTAGATTAGTTGGAAACAGTTTGACTCCACCGTTGCCGTATTCTAAATCATTTATGGGATTGCGGCTGTGCCAAATGAATGTGCAGTCTCTATCATAGATGCCGGGCTGATATTCAAATATAGTTGCATCTTCTATATAAGCATCTCCGTCAACTACAAAAAACATATCACTGGATGCTAGTTTGGCTGCGGCTTGATGTGCCTGCATGATGCCCTCAACACCATCCACTCTCTGTGCATGGGGCACTAGGTCCAGTAAACGTTGCCAATTATCTTCAGCATTGGGTTCATTGTAACTGATAAAAATTACGTCTAAAGGTCTAGGCATCACATAATCCACCACCAACTTCTTTTTGGGTCGTGATATGGCTTTGACTTTGAATGCCCAAACTTCTTCAGGGCTACTTTCACATAATTGATTGTTCAGCATCCAAACATGTTCGTACTTCAAGTAATCCCATGTGATTCCATAATCAATATCACCGTAGTCCAGTTTGGGCAGTGCGGGATTATGGGTCACAGTTAGTTGAGGTGCAATTGTGCCAATACATAATGGCAGTTTGGGTGTCCTGTATGCTGGAGTAAATTTCACTACCCACAGATCCAAATCTGAAGTATACTGCTTATCCAGGTTGTAATAACATTCATTGGCCAAGTAATAATAAGGTGGCAGTAGTTCGTTGATATCTAATTTAAAATCTGGAAGTTCTTTATTAAATTCATAATTGACTCGTGGTATTACTTCACCCATGGTTTTTGTATTAATTGGTCTACCACTTATGGGAGAACACTTGAATGCCCAAACACCAACATCATCCGGATCAAATCTAGAATCAATATACCATATCAATTCACAACTAGATTCATAAGGATCTGGCATGTATGTACCGTATACTTCTTCTGTGTATTGAATAGTCCTATCTAAATCTGGATTCTTGCGCCACACCAGTTTTGGATAATCAAAATCAATGTGTAGGTATCCGTCATGTGGTTGCCATGATTGAGTAAAGTATTTGGCTACCCAAATACCGTTGTTTTTCCAAACAACACATTGATCCGTGGAGGGAATATCATTGATATAATACTGCAATGCTTGATCTTCAAACCAAGGGTTTGGTACTAGAAACTCAGACTCGTTGGATAGCGCCTGGAGATCCAAATCATATTGGGTACCATCACCAAGCCATTCTACTTCTTTGACCAGCTCTAAATCTATTCGTTGAATATCAGACATATACAGTAATTATACTTGTATATTACCGCCAAGTCAAGTTTATAGTTTGTTAAATGGCTTCTTTAGCTTGTGCCCAACCCAACCAGCTAGGTGACAGATTTGTATGCTCAGTTTCATTAATTTTGGATGTTTATAAAATACCGATGACATCCAATACAACAACTTCCAATCTATTTTGCTTACAACCTTATTGAACAAAACTCCGCCATAAATTGCCGCTGGATATTTAAATGCATACGCATCAAATATATCTGTATAAGTTTCAGTATCTTCAAATTTGATATAACCAAGTTCTAACATTTCGCCCACCATGTTGGATTCAAACAACATCATGGTAGTACCATAGCCGTTGGCTCTAAATGTAAAGTCGCCGTCAGTGTAGAAATTGTAAACTCTTTCGGTTTTTACAGTAGACAGTTGGAAATGTTTGGCTTGTTCAAGTTTGCCAAACCACGGCATAACTTCGTAAGTAACTGCCGGGCACGGAATACTTAGCTTGCTATCCAAATATAATGGATGGTGAATTGTGGCAAATGGTTTAACATCTTTGCTAGGACTCCATAGTTGTTGTCCTGGATAGGTATTTCGTCTGTCTACATGTTTTACACAATTGATTTGTGTTTTATCCCAGTTCCACACACGATCACCAATTTCAATATCTTTGATGGGTTTACGGGAGCCATCAGCCATGTCAATTAGAGTGTCTGGTGCAAAACATGTGGAGGCTATCTCTGCCGCAATCGTAACAAGCCCAGTTATGAACTCGCTTCCAGCAACAATTGTAGCACCTCCTCCTATGGCTCCAGCTCCAACTGCCGCAATATAATTATAGGTATCATATAATAAAAATCCCGTAGCATCAAAAGATGCATTGTACAGAGTTGGCAAAAGAATACCTGCGGCAAGGTCAGCGACTACTGTAGCTATTTCTGTGGCAACCAATTGCGAAAATAAATCGCTCGATGATCCAGGTGTGGCGGCGGCGGGAGTTGGCACTGTACGAGTAGTCACAGTACCGTCTGGTAAGAATCCAGTAAAGTAAGGAGTGGTATTTACATCTCCGCCTATATTATTATATCGTCTATTGTACTGTACACTTGGTTCATAAGCAGAGTAGTAATAAAATAGATAATCAACGTTTACAAGAGTTTGATCAGCAAAGGCACTTCCTGAAAGATGATCTACAGAATTTATATTAATTGATAATTGTCCAGATCCATTTTCTATTACAGTAAACATGCTACCGTTGGTAAAATAACTAGAATAGTTGTTATTCAATGCAAAATTTGAGTTGTAAACATTTGGTGTTGGTGTGTATGTATGAGTGGTTCCGTCATTGGCCAATATTACTCTAGATATTTCGCACCAGGTAGGAAGTATTGCATCAAGTGTAGACCAAATATTTCTGCCAGCGGAGAATGTGTTGTCATAAATCATTAGTCCAACACCAGGAATTAATGAGTTTGATGTAGCCACGATACGGACTGTATGGAATCCAGCAGATAATGTTATAGTTCCGCTAGGAGATGATAACACTGATCCATCAACGTAAAATGTTGCACTAGCAGTACCCACAGAATCACAAGTATAGTTATAACTGGCACCGTTTCTTGCTAGAAACGAATATGTTTTATCAATTGTTGGCTGAGTTGCATCTGGGTACCAAATTGCATAATCTTTTAAAAATGAGCTAAAGGATGTGGGTGTTCCCACATAGTCAAAAGTGTTTTGACTATTAACAAATCCTAGACCTAATTGTTTAACTGCATGAGCACTATATTCGTCAAATGATCGGCCAGCCGCCACTGATACTGACAGCGGTATTCCGGCTTTGTCGCCGCCCATACCAAATCCAATAGTCAAACATCTTTGCCCGTTTATGATATCATAGCTCATACCAATAACACCATTATTGGCATTTTGTGCGCTAATCCATGTTCCCAAGTTTTGATCTTGAACATTTAGAGTCAATGATATATTTGTAGTACTTGATACACTAATGCCATCAATGGTACTGGCAACAAATGTGGCCACAGTTGATGTGTTTACGTTCGGTACTCGGGACACATCCATTCCAACTGAAGGATTTATGGTAAATGATGGAAGTGGAATGCCAAAAAATCCGCCGCCAAATCCTTGAAAGTTTAAAGCCTGATTGGCTAAAAATCCTTGGCTGTAACTTGGTACTGTTAAGTTTATAGTATTATTATCTAATACCCCGCCATAACCTTCCACTAGATAAGGAATCAAGTATGGCTTGGTTATGGTAACACCTGTGCTGGGCACCTGTGCTGTTAACTTTAATCCAAATCTAGTCTGTACTGGAGTGTCCACAACTATAGTGGGATTTACCAAATCAGATGTTAGCACGGAAATTTTATTTTTAAACAATGCACCCACTTGAGTATTGTTTTGCCAGCTAATTATTGCGTTTTTGGTCACGCCAGGTGCCAGTGTCAAAGGATTTGATACTACTGCAAATGTTAATTGAGTTGATATAGTTGCATCGTGGACTGGCGTTATGCTAGTCACTGATATGGCGTATGCACTACCATTTGTAATTGCAATACTTGCTGTGGTAATTTCATTGCCACGTACTACTAGGGTGCCCAACGGGTCAATGCTGGCCCCACTGTCAGTATAATTCTGTATGGATGGAGATCTTGCGGCAATTCCCCCAGTTAAATTATTACTGATAAAGTATTGTGCCGAACCAGCAACAGTCATCGAGCCAGTAGGTGTCATTTGTAATATAAAATTAATTTTATTACCTTTTCCACCAATATAAACTTGATAAGATCCGTTGGTTACTGTTATGTTACTGCTGTTAACAGATGTATAAACACTGGGGTTGTAATTGTTAACATCAAATTGTGTACCATCTGGGCTTCTAAATTTTCCACCCAAGTTAAAAAATGCTTGAGCAGATGCTGTATCAGGCCAAACAAATGTAAAACCTAATGCACTATTTGTAGACGCAGTAAAACTATACGGTGTATTCACTTGGGTCAATTGATCAGCAGCCGCTGTTTTATAATTTGTAATCAGTGTGCCAATTTTGGTCAGTAATGTAGACGATGTAATCGCAAATACCTTGGTTCCCACAGTGGCTACTACAGGTGTAACAACTGACCCAGTACCATTTTGATGAACAAAACACGATTCAATATCATTGTATAAATTAGTCCACTGGCTGGCTAATATTTTTCCACCAGCAGGTCCGCCCTGCACCAATGGCGCACTTGATGTGGCTGCATTATATAAGTTTGTTTTTAATTGTGCAATACCTAAACTTGCCTGTTCAAGTAAATTATAACTACTGGTACTGATCAATGATGGACCTGTCAATACATCTATTACATACGAGCCTGTGGTATATAAATTGGGAGTGCCACTATCATGCACAGTTACTACGGGGTAGTAAATTCCAGTCACTGTGGGAGTGCCACTGATTATACCATTTGAATTTATTGACAATCCAGTAGGTAGTCCCGTGGCTGAGAACACATAAGCTCCATATCCGCCAGTGGCAGATATTGTTACTGGTATATAAGTTTTCTTTTGTGTTCCAGATGCTAGGATAGATCCTGAAGTTGGTACTAAAAACACAGTGCTGGATGACACAGTTATAGATACTGTGGCCTGAGCACCAGTGCCACTTAGGTTGGTTCCACGGAAAGT